GCATCAGACAACAAAGTAGGAATGCTTCCTTTGCCACGGTTTTGATCTTTCCCATCGAGGATTTGAATTGAATCCATGATTGCATTATAGATTGCCTTTTCTTGACAAAACTTTTCAGTTGTGTCAAGAAGCCATTCGAGTTTTTGTTCTGATTTGTCACTCGCTACTTCCTTCAGCAGTTCAAGAGACTTATTTAACTCAACTTCAGTGAGTTTGTTTGACTCTTTAAGACTGATCTCCAGTGCTGCGATCGGAGGCAGACTGTTGTACTTCAGAATGAACTGCTTTATTTCTTCGAACAGTTTTCTTTCGTGGCTTTCTGTTAGGTACTCTTTCTTCAGAAACGGTAACGACTTCCTCATGAATGCTTCGTTCCGAATCAGATTCGACAAAATCAGATTTTCTGTTTTCATTCTCAGTCCTTATACCATTTTCAATAGCACCATGAAGTATATTACGCATTACGTTTGAAGTAAAGCGATCGAAACTCTTGGATTTTACATTGCAATTGTTTACGTTTGAGATGATATCATAATCAAAAGTGAGCAATCCATCATCACCAACTTTCACATTTCCAAATTCAACAATTACACCTTTATATTTTTTGAGATACTTAATAGCAAATGTATCACTTTCGCCATTCAAATCAAAAAAGAATGTGTAGTGTTTGTCGAGTTTGATGAACTTTTTTGCATACCAAAATTCAAAAGATGCAAGTAGATCTGCAATTTTATTCTTCATCATCTTCCTCAACAACTGTAACATTATTGCTCATCACTGAACTAAATTGATACGAGTTGCGGACCCACTGCTTGAATGATTCATCAGCAAGAATGCTATCCCAAAACTCTGGACACTCAGTGTCTGCAATACGCCACTTCTTGCCATCAATCGCGCCAGTTGAACGATCAACTTTAGCAAACCAACCCATGCTTGGCTTGGTTACATGACCAGACTCAAGTGCCATGTCCAAAAGACCACTGTACCGAGAAATACCACCATCGAAGCGAACTGTGACAGGGATACGTGCTTTCTCTCTAACATAACGAGACTTCTCAACGTTGATAATGAAATTGTAGCCAATTAATTCAGCGCCATCTTTTTCTTGTTGACGTCCAAGAATGTAGATGTTATCAGCAGAGTAATAAGAGCCTGTTCCGCCACCGACAATATCCTTGGGATACAGACCTATCTCTTTATAGGTGTGATTTACTACAACCATAGGAATATCCTTTAAGGTGAGGTGTGGCGTCACCATACGGAACAGGGATTTAATTTGCTTGGCACGAGTCATATCACCGACAGACTTTTGCTCAAGCGCATCTTCAACTTCTTTCTTTGATGCGAGATTACCAATCGAGTCAATCACAATCATCACACGCTCTCCACGCTCGATGTTTTGTAATTGATTCATGATATCAAACTTCAACTGCTCAACATCAGTCACAGGAGTATGGACAACACGCTCCATGTCAATGCCAAACGAAGTGAAATAGTTTTGTGGTGTACCAAACTCTGAATCGTAGAAAAGAACAACAGACTCAGGATACTTGTCTTGATATGCCTTTGCCATCAAGAGACTGAATGCTGTTTTGAAGTGTTTACTCGGACCAGCCCACATAGTAAGACCAGGAGTGAAACCACCATCAAGATCACCAGAGAATGCAACATTCACCACAGGAATGCTGGTTTGAATCATATCCTTGGCAGCAAAGAACTTGGACTTGGATAAAATCGCAGTATCTTTGATAGTAGAATTTTTCTTGAGTTTGTCGAGTAGGCTCATTTGTATTTCTCCGTATTGAGATATATCTATTATAAACTATTTTATCCAAAAAAGCAATCCAGTGAGTCAACTTTCTCAGTTTGCCAATCAATTGCTGAAAGAATAATATCGAGTGGCTCCAAGAATGACTTCTCAAATTGCAAATCATAATCAATATATTGCGCTGCTTCTAGTTGTTTCGGAATACCAGATATAAATGCAAGAGTATTATTATTGAAGATGTTTGGCTGCTTCAAATAAACAAACTTAATCTTCTCACCCTCTTGAATTTGCTGATAGCGTTTGGTCAATTTCAACTCACGCAAGAAGTGATTGTAAACCAATGCACCCTTCACATGAATTGGCGTTCCCTTCTTGAATATTTGTGCAGAATCACCATACTCTGTCAAACCATTGACTGAACGCGGAAAGGAAATATCTTCCACTGGCAAAGTCTTGAATTCTTCTCGAAACTTCTCAATGAATCTGTGCAAATCATCTTGTGTCTGTGTCATGATAATGTTAATTGCTTCTTTAATTTTTACACGACAAGCAGATGGCGTTGAAGACTTCACAGCCTCAAGACCCATGATCTTAAGTTTTGGTTTGGCATAAGCCACACCTTCGCTATCATACACATTTAGAATATATCTTTTCTTTGCAGTCCAAATGGCTTTATCAGCAAGAGATTCTCGTTTCATTTCCATGCGCTGCTGATATGCATTTACATATTCTTTTAACTCATCATAAGAAGCATCGATGAACGGCTGAATCTTTTCATCGCAAACTTTGTTCATAAACTTGATAACTTTCTTGGAGTCAGAAGTATCAGGATAAAGTTTTTTCACCAACGGACCCATATTCAAATAGATTGAGTCAGTATCAGAAGCAATTACATAGTCTTGATCGTTTGTCTTGAGAAGTTTATTCATATATTCGTTGATCTTCTTTTCAATCCAACGAATAGACAACTGACCTGCTGTTGTAATACCTTCAGCGATACGAATGTCAAAGAAACGAAAGTATTGATTACCAAGTGCACCGTAAGCAGAGTTCAGAGTAACTTTCTTTGCCAACTGAAGATTGTTATATCGTGCGACTTGTTTCTCCAGATACTGCACTTGATTCTTATCTTCAAGAACAGTTTCAATTTTCTTCTTGGCTTCAATCGCCAACTTCTTGTAACGTGTTCGGTCTTTGTACATCGTATCCATGATTTCAGGTAGAACACCTTGACCTTTGGTCACATGAAACAACTGACCGTTCGGCGTTACAGTCACACCAAGATCTTTCAGAACTTCAGTATCAACCTCTTGATTGAGCAATGAGTCTACATTGACATTGCAGTTTTGAATGAAGCCACGCATGTTATCAGTATACTTCGCTGGTTCAATCAGAGTCTCCATTGAGATATTATACTGCATGATCAAGTGCGGATACAGACTGTTCAAGTCAAATGACGCAACCCATTCGTGCATGCCAAGGATTGGATCCTTAACGTATGCACCTTCATACTGCGAACTCTTTGATCCTCGCTTCATTTGAGGGATGACAATCTTTTTCTTCAACAGATAGTTGTAGACAATCGCGTCCCACATGCGCACCTGAGTGAACACATCATCGTAGTTGACTTTGTTATCATACGCAAGAGTCAATGCCAACTCGATGAGTTTCATCTTGTCTTCGAGTTTCTCAACAAGTTCTACGTCTTTGATATTATACTCAATGAACTTTTGATAATCGTGCTTGTATAGTTGATGCAGCGTTTCGAATTCAGAATAATCTAATTTCTTTTCACCTAACTCAACGTGCGCAATGTTGTCAAGTCGATAAGATTCTTGTTGTGAATATGTGAACTTGCGATATAGTTGAAGATAATCGAGAATGGCAATTCCAGAAATATCATAGAACTGCACTGGACGATTCATCATCACTGCTTCACGTTTGCTGATACGATTCCAAGGCGAGAGTTTTTTGGCTTCATCTTCACCAAAGAGTTTGATGATACGATTTGCAAGATATGGAATATCGAATTGCTCGACGTTCCAGCCTGAAACTACATCAGGGTAGAATCTTGTCCAGAGATCGATGAATCTTCGTAAGAGATCACATTCGTCTCGGCACTTTGCATAGTACACATCGTCACGGTGCTTGCTATAATCCCCGACACCAAACACAAAATAATTACCTTTAATTTTGAGTGTAATTGCGGTAATTTCTTCGTTAGCATCTCTTGGCTCAGGAAATCCGTTTTCGGATCCGACCTCGATGTCAAGATAGGCAATGCTAACTTTATTAATATCCCAGAGTATATCATCACCAAAAGTATCGGCAATATAAGAATACTCATAACGATTATTGCCAAAAATAGGAAAATTATCGACACTTTCATACCTCTCTAAAAACTCACGACAATCAGGAATAGTTCCTGGTTGTATTTGTTTGACAAACTCTCCACTCAGAGTCTTGTATTCAGTTTTTTCGTTTGCAATGAGATAAAAGGTCGGACGAAATTCAATCTTCCGTCTGACCCTCTTATCATTCTCAACGCCTCGATATAGGATATACTTTCCAGATACCGAGATGTTTGTATAAAAATCTGACAAGGTTTACCCCAGAATCAAGTCTTTTGGTGGAACAACAATTCCTGCACCGAAGATTTGATTATACCCGTTTTTTACCTCATCGGCAACATTTGCAATACAAATGATCTTGCTCTTGTCAACAGTAAACGGACCATCTGCTGCGTGCATCCATGGCATAAAGCCAAGAGCAGCACCACCAGTTTGCTGCGATCGCTGAAGAACACATGCGACTGGATTCTTGAATGCTACAGAAGAATCATTTTCCTCTGTAATTTCTACTGCTAATTCCTCGCCACTTACGAGTTTTACTATTTTGATTGTCATTAGTCACCTTTTTATATTTGTCAAATAAATCTTTTTCTCTCAGACTTTGCGGCAATCCATTTCGATAGAAAACATCATGCGACATTGTCCAGGTATCTTTACCGACTTTAAGATACCAACCCCCAAACTCTTTGACTTCTATTTCTTTAGAAGTCAATAAGTCATTCAGTTCTCTGAGTGAATGCATTATTCGCCATCTGATGCGTCACGATTCTCAGAAGAATGACGCTTCATTTTAAATGCAACATGATTTGCATGCGCACCAATTAATAGTTTTTTCAATTCACCACGTTCATGGTTGTTTTTAATCCATCCATTGGCTTCTTCAATTGCAAGCATGCGCTTGAATCCACGTGGAAGTTTTGCACTAAAAAAGTCACTACGATTAGCCATTCAGAATATCCTCACATTTTTTGATAAATCTTTCTTTTTGTCCTGGATAGAAACTTTGATACATATGCCAGAACATTTCATTTCCTTCTGTACCAAATGTTGTACCAATACCATATTTCGGCATACCATCTGCAAGATCCCAGTATGGTGGAGAATCTTTTGGTTCCCAATCCATTCGAATTGGTGGAGCATCATATCGAAGTGGCATTATAATTTCAACAGGAACATTATTTTCCTCTGCCTTGAATGTTATTTCTTCAGCAACATCTCCACGATGATTTGGATTGAATGATGGATTGCCAATTTTACGATATGTCGCAACAGTGAATGTTATATTATGCGGAGCAGCGAATATATGCTGATTGTTTTGAATATGATTACTGCGTTGAGCAGAACCAATCACTTTACCAGCATATGCTTGCTCAAAGAGATAATCTAATGCTTTATCATTTAGTGGTAATGCATCAATGTCCAAGAACATAATTGCATCATGCCCTCTTTCCTCGAGCATATCAATCAGTTTATCCATTGTATATCCTGGCGGTGCGTCAGTCAATACTGGATAATGTGCAATATTAGATTTATTGAATTTTTCTAATACTTTCTTTTGATGTTCTAGAATAACTGGATCAATATTCTTCATGAATATTGTTGCGATACATGGATTCATAATATTTCCTATGATAGAATTTGGCGCATTCCTTCATCGAAGGAAATTGGATTGTATTCAGGCATACGCTGACGAAGTTTGCTTATATCTGGTCTACGATTTGCAACCGACCCCTGAACACTTGGAAGTTCTTCAAAGACTGCATCTAAATGACCAAGATGTTTTGCAATGATTCGAACAGCATCACCAATTCGAACCTCTGCATCATTTCCAATATTAATAACTTCTTTGCTCGTATTCTTTGCCATATGAATACTTGCTGAGACTGCATCAGAAATAAAACAGAAGGATCGAGTTTCATTTGCTCCAATCACACTAAATGTGCCATTCTGAATCTTATTGATCTGATCACCAACGAAATGACCCTGCTTGCTGTTCTTACCATATACGTTGAAGTATCGTAGAATCAACCAAGGAAGATTACTATTTGCAAGAAAGTTCTCGCTTGTGATCTTCGCAAGTCGATAACTCCATCTTGGATTGTGAATGTTCTTTATAAGAACATCGGTGTTCTCAGGAACTGGTGACACTGGATCATCAGCAACAATCTCACTGCTTGATGCATAAACTAAATTCTTTAGATTCTCACATCGTGCTGCAAAATTAAATACATTCACATCACATACAAAGTTATTTGTCAAGACTTTGTTTGGATATTTGTAAAAGTTTGTTGTACCGTTGATTGCACCATAATGATAGATGTAATCAAAGTTTGTTGGTAATGCTTCAAATGTTCGTGGATCATTTAGATCATTATTGACCCAAACATCGCATTCTGGGATTGTGTGTGATCTAGAATGATTGTCTAATGCCCAAACATAACTACCAGCATTCTTTAATTGAGTGCAAAACTCTGTTCCTAACAGACCACTTGCACCAGTCACCAAGACTTTATCCATTTGTAATCTTCTCATTATCAGCCAATACAGACTGAATTGTTGTATAGTCAAGATTCAAGTTCTTCATCAATTGAGCCCAAGCGGAAGTATCTTTTGGAAGACAGTGACCACCAAATCCTCGCAAGTTATCATTACACATCAGATATGCAGGATTGAAACAATCTCTCTTAATAATAGTAGTATATACGTTATCATAATCAGCGTCAAGTTTCTTACAGACTTCGTAGAAAATATTCGCAAAGATAATCTGAACGCTATGATTCACGTTGTTGAAATACTTGACAATCTCTGCTTCTGTTGGCTTGATACAAGAAACTTGGCGAGGCAATCTGCCATGAATCTTCTTGATGAGATCGAAATCTTCCTGCCTGTGACTACCAATGACCAAGAGATCATGATTGTACATGAAGTCAGCAAGAGCAGACTTTGCTCTGAGAAACTCTGGAACGCTGCAGACTTTTAAATTTGGATGAGCCTTTGCAAGTTTCTCGGAAGTTCCAGGAGTTACAGTACTCTTGATCGCAACAAGACCAGTATAATTCTTTTCACTCAGTTCTGCAACAACCCTTTCAACAATGCTTGTGTCACACTCGCCATTTGGTAATTGATCTGTTGGGACACAAACAAAAGCACAATCTGTATTCAAAACATCTTCAATTGTTGATCCTTCATACTTTGGATCAAAGAAAGATAATTTATGACCCAAATGTTGAAGTCCATCGTATACTGCAGTTCCGACTACACCCTTTCCTACAACACCAATCTTAATCATTGTGTAACTCCTTATATGACATATCGATACATTCATTTTCACTTCCGCGCGAAGTTGCAAGAACTAACTCAGCAACATCCTCGGGCATAATATATGTAGTCGAATTTGGATTCATCATTCTAGTTTTTGTTTTAACAGGATTGATTAACACAATCGACAAATTTGTGTTTTCAAATAACTCTCGAGCACTTAACCATAAATTATACAATGCTGCTTTGCTTGCCGCATAAAGCATATACAATTTGCGACCCTCACGATAAGCACTTGAACCTATCATGATAAATCGAACAGGTTTATTTGGTTTATTGGTAATGTAATGACGAATGATTGACCAATTTGAACCAAAATTTAGATTCATTGTAAGTTGGTGAGTTTCTGTGTTGTCACCAAAATGTCCCGCACAATTTACAATTAGATCTGGATCATGATTAATTAATTCTTTCGAGATCTTATCATAATATGTTTCATCGCTGAAGTCAATCTTATTTCTGTTTATTTCAACGACAGTGTATTCAGATTGAAGTGCAGAACAAACTGCTGATCCAATACCACCAGAACTGCCAATTACAATTGCGACTTTAGTCATTGACTATTGAATCAACTCGAATTGTATCTTTCTCGTAATCTTCACCGCCTCGTGGACCTTCAGCAAAAGCCAGGAATGTGCAACCACCATCACCTGCTTTCATTGCATGAATTTCTGTTGGTTGGCTGATGATTAAATCTCCAGGAATTGCATCATGATGAACAATTCGAGTTCTTTCCAAGTTTGATGCATAGTATCTCAATGTTCCTGAGAGAATATAAGTGTATTGTGTGGTGTGATTGTGATAGTGATTTCCGCGAATTGCATTTGGGCTATTTGTGATGATGCATCCATGGTTTATGGACTTCTGATAAAAAATATCAGTAATTGTTCCACGTTCATCAGAGAATTTGCCTAAATTTGGTTCCTTGTTATCGTGAATGTTATAGACTTTCATTGTGAAATAAACCTTATATTTGGATTGATCTTAAGAAGAATTTGTTTCAACTCAGTGCTAATATTCCAACTGAGAATCAAAGCATATGGTCGCTCATGCTTTGCAAACTCATCATCACTAGCGATGGGAATTCGTGATAGTGGAGTATACTTACCTTGCTTACTTTTTGATGCATCAGTAATACAATGCAAAAGTGTTTTATCTAATCGATGCCAGTTCAACCACGTGTTTGCTTTTGCTGCCGCACCAACACCAATCACGACTGCTCCTGGATCATTCTTGAGCAGATCATAAAAGTTTTGCAACCAGTTAGCGCGATCGAGT